CGTACCGCCAGGTCGTCGAGTGGTTCAAGGCGAGCGCCGTCGAGATCCTCGAACGCACCGAGGTTCCGTGCGAGTGGATCCCGATCTTCAAGGTCGTGGGCGGCGAGATCGACGACGACGGCGAGGTGACGTACAGCGGCGTCGTGCGCCACGCGCGAGACCCGGCGTACATGTACGACCTGTTCATGTCGTCGGCGACCGAGGAAGTCGCGCTGCGCACGAAGACCCCGTTCATCATCGCCGAGGGCCAAGCCAAGGGATACGAGAAGGACTGGAAGCAGGCGAACGTCCGCAACTTCCCGTACCTGACGTACCGGCCGACGACGGTCGACGGCATCCTCGTCCCCGCGCCGCAGCGCCAGCCGATGGCCGACATCCCGGCCGGCGCGCTGCAGCTCGCGATGCACGCGAACGACAACATCAAGGCGACGACGGGCATCTTCGACGCGTCGCTCGGTGCGCGCGGCAACGAGACCAGCGGCAAGGCGATCCAGGCGCGCCAGCGTGAGGGCGACACCGCCAATTACCACATCACAGACAACCTGCGCCGGGCGATCCGCCACTGCGGGCGCTGCATCGTGAGCATGCTGCCGCGCGTGTACGACACGCCGCGGCTGGTGCGCATTCTCGGCGAGGACGAGACGCCCGGCCACGCGACGGTCAACACGCCCGAGGTCGACGAGAACGGCATCGAGCGCGTGATGCGCGACCTGCGCGTGGGCCGCTACGACGTGGTCGTGTCGATGGGGCCGTCGTTCTCCACGAAGCGCCAGGAAGCCGCCGACGCGATGATCCAGTTCGGGCAGAGCTGGCCGAAGCTCATGGACATCGCGGGCGACAAGGTCGTGATGGCGATGGACTGGCCCGGTGCCGACGACATCGCCGAGCGCATCAAGCGCTCGATCCCGCCCGAGCTGCGCGGCGACGAAGAGGGCGAGCAGCAAGGCCCGCAGATCCCGCCCGAAGTGCAGCAGGCCGTGCAGCAGATGCAGGCCCACATCCAGCAGCTCGAAGCCGCGCTTGCTGAAGCGCAGAGCGGCGCCGAGAAGGACCGCATTCGCGCCGAGGCGTCGATCGAGACCGCCCGCATCGCTGCCGACTCGCGCCGCGACGTGGCCGAGATCGCCGGATGGGTGCAGCTGCTCGCGAAAAACATTCAGCCGCCGCCGGTGCTCACCGCCGCGGCCACCGATCTATCGCCCGTCGGCCCTGATGCAGCCGGCGACATGGCGCAGAGCGTCCCCGCACCGTCCGGGTTCGACGGGCAGGAATCCATGCAGTGAGCATGCAAGCAGAAACCGAAGTCGCTGTTCCGCAGGGCACGACGCCCGCTGAGACCCCGCCGCCGGCCGCGCAAACGCCCGAGGAGACGGTCGAGGCTGTTGCGGTCACCGACACGACGGACGACAGCACAGAGCAAGGCGAGGACGCGCAGCAGCGCGACGACAAGGGGCGGTTCAAGAGCGGCATACAGGGCCGCATGGACGAGCTGACCCGAGCGCGTCGTGAGGCCGAGCGCGAGGCCGCGTATTGGAAGGCTGTGGCGGAAGGCAAGGGCTCGGACAACACCGAGGTCACGCCGAAACCCGCATCCTCCGAGTTCGCGACCTACGACGAGTACGTGGAAGCGCTCAGCGATTGGAAGGCCGGCCAGAAGGTCGCGACCGCCCTCGCACAGCGTGCCGAAGGGGCTGCGACGACTGCTCGAGCGGAGACGTTCGAGGAGCGCGTATCGCAGGCCCGGTCGCGCATGAGCGACTTCGATACGGTCGTCGGCAAGTCCTCGGTCGAGGTCGCATCGCACATCCGGGAATCCATCCTGGACAGCGACCGCGGCCCCGAACTGGCCTACCACCTCGCCAAGCACCCGCAGGAGGCCCAGCGGCTGTCCTCGATGCATCCACTGCAGGCCGCGCGCGAGCTTGGCCGGCTGGAAGCGTCGTTCGACACGCCCGCGCCGGCCGAGCCCGCGGAGCCCGCTGCTGCTGCACGTCCCGTCACCAACGCACCGCCTCCGACGAGGCCCGCCGCGAGTGGCAGGACCGCGCCGACGACTGATCCGCGCAGGATGAGCGTCGACGAGATCAAGGCCCAACTCAAGGCGGGAGGCTCTCGCTGGATGCGGTGAACCGACGTTCACTCGCATAGGGATTCCCTGCCGTGTCCAACACTCTCGCTACCTGCTCCATCGTCGCCAAGACCGCGCTTGCGGTCCTGGAGAACATCTGCTCGTTCTCGGCCAACGTGAACCGCGAATGGGAGGATGAGTTCAAGTCCAACATGGCCCGCGGCTACGCGCCGGGCAACACGATCAACATCAAGCGCCCGCCGCGGTACACCTGGCGCTCGGGCCGCACCGCGGTGCCGCAGGCCACCGTCGAGTCGACCGTGCCGCTTACCCTGCAGCAGGGCGGCGTCGACCTGAACTACCTGTCGATCGAGCAGACCACGTCGCTCACCCAGCTCGAAGACAAGCTCGCCGCCGCGATGGCGACGGTTGCCAACGAGATCGACCGTCAGGGCCTCGCGATGGCGCGGCTGACCGCGTTCAACACGCTCGGCACGCCCGGCACGCTGCCGACCTCGCAAGCGCTCGCGCTGGCCGCGGTGACCGGCATCAACCAGCGTCTGGACGAGATGAGCGCCCCGCGCGACATGCGGCGTTCGCTCATCACGAACCCGGCGTTGAACGCCTCGATGATCCAGGGCTTCGCGGGCCTGTTCAACTCGACGGACAAGCTCAGCAAGCAGTTCGGCTCCGGCATGATGGTCCCGTCGCTGGGCATCACCTACGCGATGGACCAGAACGTCGACCTGCACACCAACGGCACCGCCGCGGTGGCCACCAACACGGTGAGCGGCGCGGGGCAGACCGGCGCGACCATCACGACCGCCGCGCTGAACGGCACGGTCACCCGCGGCACCGTCATCACGTTCGCCAACGTGTTCGCGGTCAACCCGCAAAGCCGCACCAGCACCGGCGCGCTGGCGCAGTTCGTGGTGACCGCGGACGCCGCGGCCTCGGCGACCTCGCTGTCGATCTCGCCGGCCATCGTGACCTCGGGCGCGTTCCAGAACGTGACCGTCTCGCCCGCTTCTGGCGCGGTGATCACCATCTTCGGCACCGCATCGGGCTCGTACAACACCAACGTCGGTTTCCACCGAGACGCGTTCACGCTCGCGATGGTGCCGATGTGGTCGCCCCCGAAGACCGGCGTGGTCGACGTGGCGATGGAGACCTACAACGGCTTCACGCTCAAGGTGACCAAGTTCTACGACGGCGTGAACGACAACCTGCTGATGCGTGTGGACGTGCTGTACGGGTGGGCTGCCCCATACCCGGAACTCGCGGTCAAGTACGCGGTCTGATGACACACGCGGGGGCCTGACGCCCCCGCACCGTTCACGCACTCAAAGGAAAAACCATGGTTCTGCTCCAACGCTCCTACGGTGGCTACCCCTCGGGTGTCATCGTGCAGCTCCCGACGAATATCGAAGCTGCGCTCATTGCCCAGGGGTTCGCGTCCAACAGCGCGGGCCCCGTCACCCCGGGCGCCGTGTCGACCACGTTGCCATCGGGTCGAGTCGGCATCGCGGCGGCCGGCACCTCGGTCGTCGTGTCGAACCCGTCGTTCACCGCCGAGTCGAAGTTCATGGCAACGCTGTCGAACGCCGCGGCCGACACGACCGCGCTGTACATCACGCGGATCACGCCAGCTGCGGGCTCGGTGACGTTCACGCTCAACGCTGCGGCGACTGCGGCGGTCGCGATCGACTGGGCGCTTCTCGGCCCGTTCGGCGGCCTGACGACCAACGCCTGACGGCACAACGCGCGGCGCTCACGAGGCGCCGCGCGTCTCATAGGGAACAACCATGCCTTTCCTTCGCAATGGCGAATCAACCACGGTGACGGTGCCCTCGGGTCAGCGCATCGCGATCGGGGCAATCCGTGGCAGTCAGGCAAGCGTACTGATCCCGCAGGGCCTGGCGGGCGGTCCGATCTCGGTGATGGATGACACGACCAGGACGTTTGGTCCGTGGGCGGGTCTGGCCGTCAATGTCACGGTCAACAGCACGCAGGGCGTGGTCGAGCACGTCATCGGCGCGACGCCGGTGCTGACTGACGATACGATGAACGACGCAGCCGTGGCGATCACCGGCGGCACGATCACCGGCACGACAATCAGCGGCTCCACCGGTTCGTTCACGACGCTGACGGCCACGGGCGCGGTTACCGCGAACCCGGCCAACCTCGCGGTATCGCTTGCGCCGTCTGGCACCGGCAACGCGACGTTCGGCGCATCGGGCACGGGCTCAACCACGGTAACGCGAGTGGGCTCGCTGACGGTGCTGTCGACCGACACCAGCGGCACTCCGGGCAACGCGACGATCAATACTTTGTCGGGGCGCGCGGCGTTTGCTGCTGCGGGCACAACGGTCGTGGTTACGAGCTCCTCGGTCACCGCGAACAGCAAGGTGTTTGTGAGCCTGCGCGGTGGTGACGCAACGCTCGTCAGCGTGCGTGTGACGCCTGCCGCCGGCTCGTTCACGGTGACCGGCAACGCTGCCGCGACCGCAACCACGATCTTCGACTTCTTCGTCGTGAACTGAGGCCGACGCCATGCCGTTCCTGCTCGTTGGCCAGTCAGTCACGCTCACCGTTCCGGCGTCGCAATCCATCGCGGTCGGCGCGTGGCGCAACGCTGTGGCCAACGTGCTGGTGCCCGTCAACGCATGGCGTGGCGGGCCGGTGCAGGTCGTCCGAGACGCGAACACGACCATCGGGCCGCTCAACGTCTCGGCGTCCGTGACGATCTTCGCGGCGAGCGGGACGGTCGAGTATGTCGTCGGGGCGGCGCCGCAGGTCTCGGACTCGATGCAGGCGGTCTTTGACGCATCCGGCAACCAGTCGGGCGTGATTGGCTCGGATGCGATCGTGCGTGGCGAGATCCGCGTCACGGCGCTGCGCGAGGGCGCAGGCAACGCGGCTGCGAACACCGTCGTTCTGCAGGCCCTGGCGGATTCGATCGCATCGGCTGGCGGCACGCGGGACGTGGTGTTTCCGGACGGCGAGTTCTACTTCGTGCCGCCGATCAACTGGCGCGGCCCTCCGGCGAACGAGACGTTCTCGATGCTGTCGACGCCAGAGGGGCGCTGGCCCGCGTTCCGCAGCGAAGGGGCTACGACGTTCGTCTCGAACACCGCGCGCAGCGGCGCCGACTGGCTGTTCACGAACGACAACACCCCGCAGACCACGCACCTGCGGTTCGAGGGCATCAAGTGGGACGGTCCGGGCGTGACGGTGCGCGACGTGCGCGGGTTGTCTGCGGGCATCGGCGCGGCGGCGACGAGCTGCACGCTGCCAGCGGGCACGGCTGTCTCGGTCGGCGACGCGATCTGCATCAGCAGCGACGCCTTTGCGTCGATGGTCAGCCCCGCGCCGCATTGGGCGACGGTGACCGGGACCGCCGGCACGAACCCGATCACCGTCACGTTTGCCGACCAGGGCACCCCGGCTGGCTTTGCTGCGGCTGGCGGGAACCTCGTCATCGTCTACGTCAATCAGCGCGCAGTGCAGGTCGGCGGAGGCGACGCGGCGACGCAGCACGTGTTCTTCAACACCGCGTTCGAGCGCTGCTCGTGGGTCGACTACTTCTCCGCCGTCAGCATGAACGACTGCACGACGCAGACGTTCGACCGCTGCTGGTGGAATTACTGCATGTTCGGGGTCGAGTTCGGATACAACATCGACGGGACAACGTTCGAATCGCCGTACCAGATGTGCCAGCTATCGGCGCGGTCGATGACGTTCACCAATGCGTCGGCCGTCGTGACGATGTCGAGCACGCAGAATCTGCGCCCCGGCATGCATCTGAACGACGCTACGGCAAGCGTGGCGGCCTGCACGCCGGACCATGCGGTGATCCGCACGGTGGACAGCGCGACGCAGGTCACGATGAGCCACAACGCCACGTCTGGCGGCACGCGGAACGCGGTCCCGTCGATGGGCGCGTTCCTGTCCATCGGCAAGGGGTTCTCGCCGTACTACCCGCTGCAGCCTGCGGGCGTGGGCGGCAACGGCGCGAGGCTGAACGCCGACGCGACTGTCATCCGGAACATTCTCGCCAGCCACCTTCGGCACCTCGTCGCAACTGACGGCACCGCGCACGGCACGCTTGAGGTCAGCGGGTTCTACCCTGAGTCGTGCCAGCGGGTGATGCTGCTGGGCAACCAGTCGGGCGCGAACGGCACGCAGAAGCACACATGGCGCGGTGGCAAGCTGGAGGGCGTTGCGTCCTTCACCGGCCCGGTGTTCGAGATCGGCAACGGCAACGGCGCAATCTTGCACCTGGACGGCATCCAATCGCAGTCGGGCGCCCGCGTGCCGCTTGTGTCTCTGCGCAACTTTAACGGCCCGGTCGTGCGTTGGGAGAACGTTGTTTGGTCGCCCGTTGGCGTGGAGTCGTTGACTGCACAGTTCTTCTGGCAGGGTCTGACGCCCGGTGCGCAGGACAACTGCTATTTCTGCATCCAGCGGCCGACGAACAGCGGATACCTGCGAGCCAAGGGCAACGTGACGGGCAACGTCACCGAGGAGCTCAACGTCGTCGACACGCTGACGATGACGCTCACCGGAAACACGACGCTCGTGAATCCCCCGTGGGGCAGCGCTGCTATCGGCAAGCAGGTCCGCGTGATTGCAAACCAAGACGCGACCGGCGGTCGGACGCTGACGTTCGGCTCGCAGTTCGTGACCGCGGCGGGGGCGGCGATTGGCACGACCGCAGCAGGCACGGCGAATCAGCGGCTGATCGTGGACTTCGTGTGGCACGGCGGCGCATGGGTGCTTGCCGGCGGCTCGACATCGTGGATCGCATAGGACGCGCCAATGCCCAGCATTATCGCCGCTGATCTAGTCACCTCGTCCATGCGCCTGGTCGGCGCACTGGAGACCAACGAGGTGCCGACCGCCAACGAGGTCGCCGACGCGCTGCTCGTCCTAAACGACATGCTCGAGTCGTGGTCGATCGACGGCCTGATGGTCTACGTCTGCCGCGACATCGTGGTGCCGCTCACCGTCGGCGTCGCGACCTACACGATGGGGCCAACGGGCGGTGTCGTGACGGCGCGGCCGACTCGAGTCGAGGACGCGTATGCGCGATGGCAGGGCGTGGACTATCCGATCGACGTGACCGGCGAAACGTCGCGCTACGATCAGATCTCGCTCAAGACGCAGGGCGGCGTGACGCCCGAGTTCGCGTTGCTCGAGTCGTCGTACCCGGACGCGACGTTGACCGTGTGGCCGGTGCCGACGTTCGCAGGCGTGGTGATGTACCTGACGGTCCCGACGTCGCTTACGCAGGTCAGCTCGTCGGCCACGACGCTGGCCTATCCGCCGGGCTACTCCAAGGCGCTGCGCTACTGCCTGGGCGTGGAGCTCGCGCCCGAGTTCGGCCTGACCGTCTCGGAGCGCGTCGCCAAGGCCGCGACTGAGGCGAAAGCGGACGTGATGCGCTCCAACATGGTCACCCCGCTCGCGGCGTATGACGCGGCCATCATGGGCGGCGTCGGCGCGACCTCGGTCGGCGCGTTCCTGGGCGGGCGCTGAGCGTGCAGATCAGCTTCGTCGGATCCGCGTACAAGAGCCGATCGCTGCCGCTGTCGGCGCAGCGCTGCGTGAACCTGTACCTGCAGACCGACGAAGGCAAGGGCGGCAAGTCGCCCGTCGCGCTGATCGGCACGCCGGGTCTCAGGCCGTGGGCGGCGCCGACCCTCCCCGGGGGCGCCACCGGTGGCGTGCGCGCCCTCCTGCCGCTGTCTACGGGCGTTCTGCTGGCTGTCGTGGGCGCCTACGTCCTGCGCATGGATGCCTCGGGCCAGGTCACCGGCACGGCCGGGCCGATGGGCACCGCGGTCGGGCCGGTCTCGGTCGAGGAGAACGGGACGGCGGCGGTGATGGTCGACGGCAACGCGCGGTACACGGTCAACCTCACGAGCTGGGCGTTCGCGACGATCTCGGCGCCCGCGGCCGATCGGGTCGCGTTCATCGACGGGTACTTTGTGTGCAACCGGCCCAACTCGCAGCAGTTCGACATCTCGGGGCTATTCACGACCACGTTCGACGCGCTGGACTTCGCCGCGGCCGAAGGGTCGCCCGACCGGCTGGTGTCGCTGATTGCCGATCATCGGGAGCTGTGGCTGTTCGGCGCCGTCTCGACCGAGGTGTGGACGAACACCGGCAACGTGGACTTCCCGTTCGAGCGGCTGCCGGGCGCGTTCATCCAGACCGGGTGCGCGGCGCCCGCGTCGCCTGCGCGCGTCGATAACTCCGTCTTCTGGCTCGGGTCGGACCGAGATGGCCAGGGCATCGTGTGGCGCGCCGACGGCTACCGGCCGCAGCGCATCTCGACGCACGCCATCGAGCGCGAGATCCAGTCGTACCGCACGTTTGCCGACGCGATCGGCATGAGCTATCAGCAGGACGGGCACACGTTCTACCTGCTGACGTTCCCGGCCGCCGACCGCACCTGGTGCTACGACGCGGCGACCGGCGAGTGGCACGAGCGCGCGTGGTTCGACGACCTGAACCAGCAGCGCCGGCACCGCGCCAACTGCATCGGCTCATTCGCTGGGAACGTCATGGTTGGCGACTGGCAGACCAGCGCAATCTACGTCCTCGACCTCGACACGTACACCGATGCGGGTCGGCCGATCCGCCGCATCCGCACCGCACAGCCGATCGCCGGCCCCGACTATCAGCAGGCCACGCATTGGGCGCTGCAGGTCGACATGGAAACCGGCGTGGGCGACCCCGCCTCCAGCCTCTAGGACACACATACGATGGCCGACCCGATCAGTCTCAACGTTAGCGGCACGGGCACAGTCTCGTCGTCGTCGTTCTCGGGCGTCGCCTCCGTCGCGGGCGTGCTGCAACTGACCTTTACCGGCGCGCTCTCCGATGTGGCGGGGCTGGCCGCAACGCCGGTCGGGTCGACCGCGATGGATCTGGCCTGGACGACCGCCACTGGCGCAACGTCGTACCTGGTCGACTACCGGGTATCGAACGCGATCGGCAGCGGCGCGTACTCTGCCCCAGCGTCGGTCAGCGGCTCCGCGTACCGCGTGACTGACCTGTCGCCCGGCGTGGCCTACGAGTTCCGGGTCGTTGCCGTGTACGGCACCTCGGGCTCGAGCCCGGGCGTGTCGGTCATCAGGTCGACGCCGGATACAACCGTGACGCTAGCGGCGCCGAGTAACCTGCGGCTGTCGGCTATCGCTGCAACCACTGCCACCGTCGAATGGCAGGCGGTGACCGGCGCGACCGGATACAAGGTTTGGATCCGCGCCACCAACGGCGGCACCTACAGCGCGCAGCCCAACGGCACGCCCGCGGGGCTGACGTACACGTTCCCGGTGCTGGTGGCCTCAACCGCCTACACCGTGCGCGTGGCGGCCACGAGCGGCTTGACAGACGGCCCGACGACCGAGATCACGATCGCCACGCCCGCGGGCGCCATCGCGGACCCGAGCGGCCTGGCGGTCACGATGTCGTCCAACGGCGCCTCGCTGTCTTGGACGGCGGGCTCGGGCGCCGCGAGCTACCTCGTTGACTGGCAGGTCACCGGCACCAGCTACGGCTTGCCGATCGAGGTGGCGGCGACAACGTCGGCCGTGACGGGCTTGTCGCCCGGCGTGGGCTACACGTTCCGCGTGCGCTCACGGTCCGGCACCACGCTGTCGGCAGGCGTCACCGTAGCGGGCACCACGACCGGCACGGCTACCGGCGGCACGACCGCCGCAGACGTTTGGTCGGGCGGCTCGGGCACCGGCTCATCGCTGAGTGTCACCAAGCCTGCCGCAACTGCGGGGCAGCGCTATCTGCTGTGGGTGACACGCAAGAGCAAGGCGACCGCTGCGACGACGCCCGCGAGCTTCTCGGCGCTGTCGACGCAGACCAACGCGGCGTCGGCAGGCGAGACGATCCTGTACGAGAAAGTCTCGGCCGGCGAGACGGCGGGCTCGATCACGCTCGCGTTCGGCGCCTCGGTCGACGCAGCGTGGGTGCTGCTGCTAACCAGCAAGGCTCGCACGGTCGCGCCTGTCGGGACTCAGAACGGATTCGCGTCCACCTTCATCGCGCCAAGCATCACGGCAACCGCCGCCAATTCGACCCTCGCCCATGTGCTGGCCACCTCGCAGTGGCCGCGCACGTTCGGCCTTCCGGGCGGCGTCACGGCGCAGGGCGGCTCGCCGTTCTCGGCGTCCAATGGGCCATCAATCCTTGCGGCAACTGCTACCGTCAACGCGGGCGCCACCGGCGCCTACAGCTACACGCCGGTCGACCCGGCGACCTCGCTCAACGACGGCGACGACTACCAGGCCATCTCGGTCGTGCTCGACGGCGCTGCTGCCACCGGCGGCAGTGGCTCGACGGGGGCGCTTGTCACGTCGCTCGCCGCGAACGTGCCGGCCGCCAACAGTGGAGACACGCGGTTCCTCGCCGCCGTGTGGAAAGACGCGACGACGCGCAGCATTGCAACGCCCTCGGGTTGGACGCAGGCCGGCACCGTCACTACCTCCGTCGGGCGGTTGACGGTCTGGTATCAGGTGCTGACCGCCGACGTAGCTGCGGGCACCCAGACTCTGACGATCACCGGGGGCTCGGCAGACATCGCGACGTACGCATGGACGGGGCGCGGCGCGTTCCGCGTGGCGGTGACCGGCTCTGGCGGGTCTGCCACCACGGCAACCGTTCCGACGGCGACTGCGACGACGGCCAACAGCACGCAGTTTCAGATCGCGGCCAGTGCGCAATTCCCGCGCACGTTCACGCAGCCCGGCGGCGTCACGCTTCTCGGGCAGCAGGCAGCAGGCAGCGGACCCGCGCTCGCCGCAGGATTCCGCACTGTCGCGGCCGGGGCGACGGGCACGTCTGCATGGACGCTCAGCACGTCCGACGACTGGCTGGCGATGAACATCATCCTCGACGCGGCATCGGGTGGCGGCGGCTCGGGCAGCGGGAACATCTTTTACCTCGGCTCGCACCAGCACGGTCGCGAGGACAACTCTGACCGGCATCCGGCCGGCGCGTTCCCGGCGTCCATCAACACGATGGAGGCCTTCAACTTCGGCGCCGTCCGCACGCATGACTGCGAGGCCGCGGTGCTGCTGCCGTGGTGGACGGGGCGCACGGGCGGCATCGGCGGCGCAGGCCCGAACGTCTACAACTGGTCGCTCCTCGATCGGTGGACGGACAAGGTCGTCGGGCGCGGGCACAAGATCCTATTCAGCGTGTCGCTGTGCCCGAGGTGGGCGTCTCGGCTGCCGGATCAGGCCACCGTGTACGGGCCGGGCGCCACCACCGGGCCGGCAAACTGGGCGGCGTGGCGCAGCATGGTTGCGGACACGGTGGCGCGCATTGAAACGCGGCACGGCGCCGGCACGATCATTGCCGTCGAGCCCTGTAACGAGCCTGTCGGCGGCGACGACCTGGCGCGCGGCCAGTTCATGGACGCAACCGGCTACGCGCCTGGCGTAACAGACCAGATCGCGCGCCTCACGGCCGACATGACTAAGCACACGTTCCTTGGCGTGCGCGACGTGTCGGCAACGATCCCGGTTCCCATCGGCTCGCACACGTACCAGAACGAGAACGACACGCGCCGGCTGATGGGCGCGCGGACGTCGCAGAACGAGCCAATCACGAACTTCGGGACGGCGTGGAGTTTCCACCCGTACGGGCTCTATGACGGCAATGGCATCTCCCCGGGCCTGACCGAGATCACCGCTCAAATGCGTGCGCTGGCTGCTGCGTACGGCACCGCGTCGTGGCCGTTCTGGGGCACGGAAGTTGGCCTCTACTACCCGTGGGAGGAGCGTAAGGCCGCGTGGTGGACCGGGCTGTCGGTGGCCGACCGCGCCTACCACCTCCAACAGTGGTGCGCCGCGTACAAGGAGCAGGGCTACGTCGCGCTGATGACCTACTCGGTCGACGCGACGCCCGACGGCTCTGGTCTGTCGTTCCTCGGCAACCCGGAACAAAACGCTGCCATCCGCACCGCCATGAACGCGGCGTTTGCGGCGCTCAACAAGGAGTCCTGATGGCGTTCCCCGAGCCGGGACAACTCGGGCTGCAGCTCGGCACGCAGACGCTGCTGGTCGATGACCCGGGCGTCTTCGCGCTGCTGCAGGCGTCGCCCGCGTGGTCGCTCGGGTCAGCGCTCGCGCTCACTCCGCAGTTCATCCCGACGAGCGTTCAGCCCGGGCCGCAGGCCATGCTGCGCTGGTCGAGCGACGGCGGACGCACCTGGTCGTCGGAGTCGTGGGCAAGTATCGGTCGCGTCGGTGAGTACAAGGCGCGCGTGCGGTGGCGGCGCCTCGGGCGGGCGCGCGACCGCGTCTACGAGTTGACGATCAGCGAGCCGGTAAAGGTCGTCGTGATCGGCGCCGCGCTCCAAGCCACGGGGGGCACGTCGTGACCGCAATGCTTCCGCAACGCGTCCCGCTCGCCGCTGATGGGGGGTTCATCACGCGCGAGTGGTATCGCTTCCTCGAATCACTCCTACGGGCATCAGACACGATGGCAAGCATTCCGAGGCGGCTGGTCACCACCGCGCTGACTGGCTCGGCTGCGGTTGTGTACACCGCCGGCTCGCGCTGCACGATCAGCGCGGCGACGCTGTGCAATTCGACTGCGGGCGCGGTGTCGTGCTCGCTGTGGCTGGTGCCGGCAGGAGGCGCAGCGGGTGCGGGCAACGTGGTTTTGTCTGCGCAGTCGGTGGCCGCTGGCGCGACGCGCGTCTGCGCCGAGCTCGTGGGCCAGTCGCTCGAGCCGGGCGGTCAGATCGTGGCGATTGGGCTCGGCGTGGCGCTGGTTGTATCTGGAAACGAGGTGCAGCAATGACGTTTGACGAGCTCTACGCGATGTACATGGACCCGCGCCAGCTTACGGGGCCTGATGCTCTGGGCGATCCGATCTATTCGGCTACGGGTGAGGGCGGCGGGTATTACATCTCGGGGTATCAGTCTGCGCCATCACGAGACGCTTACTTCAACCTCGACGCGCAGGGCAACTACACTAAAGACCCGGGCGCGCGGAATGTGTTCTACGACTCCAGCACCGGCCAATTCCGCGTGTCGCAGGGTGACATGGACTCGGGCGGCATTCAGCGCTGGGAAGTCGATCGAAACGGCGTGCGAGACGCAGGATTCGAGTCGCCGCGGTCGTTCGGCGACCATCTACGGAACGCGGCGAGCAACGCGGCCCCGTACCTCGCGGGCATGGCGGGCCTCGGGATTGGCGCGGCGTATCTGCCGGCATTGCTGGGCGGCGGCGGCGCTGCTGCGGGCTCTGCGGGGGCCGCTGGCGGTGTCGCTGCGACGGGTGCGGGCGGCGGACTCGGTGGCGCTACGTTCGGCGCGGGCCTTGCTGAAATGCCGACGTTCCTCGGCACCGGCTCTGGGCTGCTTGGGCCGGGTGGCGCGGGCATGGCGGGCGTGGGAGGGCTTGACGCTACTGCGATTCTTAACGGCGCGGGCGGATGGGCGTCAGGTGCGGGCGGGCTTGCTGGCATAGGCGCGGGCTCAACCCTCGGCAGCCTTGCCTCGTACCTGCCCTACGGCGCTGCGGCGGTCTCTGGCATCGCGGGCGCCAACGCGTCGCGCGAGGCGGGGCAGGTGCAGGCCGATGCCGCGAACCGTGCGGCCGAGGCGACGCTGCAGGCCACGCGCGAGAGCAATCAGCTCCTGCGCGACATGTACGACACCAGCCGCGCCGACAATCAGCCGTGGATGGACGCGGGCAAGACGGCGTTGTCGTCGCTCACCGCAGGCACGGCCCCCGGCGGCGAGTTCACGCAGCGGTTCGACGCATCGCGCATGTACGACGACCCGGGCTATGCGTTCCGGCTGTCAGAGGGCAACAAGGCGATCGACCGCGCGTCCGCGTCGGCCGGTCGCTTCGACTCGGGGCGGTCGCTGCGGGAGCTGACCCGGTACGGCCAGGACTACGCGTCGGGCGAATACGGCGCGGCGTACGGCCGGTTCGACAACGACCAGACCAACCGCTTCAACCGTCTGTCGTCGCTCGCCGGAACGGGTCAGACCGCCGTGCGCGACAACAACTCGGCGGGCATGAACACGGCGTCGCAGGTCGGGCAGAACACGATTGCGGGCGCCAACAACGCCGGGAACATGCGGACCAGCGGCGCGGCGGCGCGCGCCTCGGGCTACGTCGGTGGCACGAACGCGATCACCAACGCGGTGGGGCAGGGGCTGGGCTACATGCAGAACTCGCGGCTGATGGACATGCTGGCACGGAGGGGCTGAGAGATGCCGATCGACCCGAATATCGCGCTGCAAGTGCGCCCGATGGAGCTGGCTGACCCGCTGCAGCAGTACGGGCGCGCGGTGCAGTTGCGCTCGCTCATTGGCCAGGGCGACCTGCAGGCGCTGCAGATGCAAGAGGCCCGGCGCAGCGCCGAGGAAACGCGGGCGTACAACGAGGCGTACAAGGGGGCGCTAAACCCCGACGGCACGATCGACCGCATCAAGCTGACTTCGGCGCTGGCAGGCGGGGGGCTGGGCAGCAAGCTGCCCGCGGTCACCGAGCAGTTCGCCAAGGCCGACAAGCTCGGGCTCGAGACCAAGGAGCTGCAGGGCAAGGTCGACGCCCAGGGGCTCACCCGCGCGCGCGACCAGTTCAAGGCGCTGAACAACGGTCTCGGCGCGCTGATGCGCAAGCCCGACTTGTCGCATCAAGACGTGATCCAGACGGTCGGCGGACTCGCGGCGCAGGGGCTCATCACGCCCGAGCAGGGGCAAGAGGCGATCCGGCAGATGCCGGGCAACCCGGCCGCGCTGCAGCAGTTCCTGCAGAGGCGGGCGATGATGAACGTCGAGGCCGACAAGATGATCGAGCTGATGCTGCCGAAGCTCCAGCAGGTCAACGACGGCCAGCGCACGCAGTTCGTCGACACGAACCCGATGTCGAACCCGGGCGGCCCCGCGCCAATCCAGATGCAGGCCACGCCGGATGCGGTGATGCGCGACGGCACGACGCGAGCAGAGGGTGCGGCGAATCGTGGGGTGCAGATGACGGTTGCGCAGATGACCGACGCCCGTGCGCGCGAGCTGGCCATGGCGACGCGCGAGACGGCGGCAGAAGAAAGAGCCCGGCGCGACGCAGACAAGAGAGACGTTTCTGCCGACACCGGGGCGGGGAGGCTTTCCAACGACCTCAACCAGTCGAAAATCCCGCAAGTTGGCAGTTCGATCCGCAACCTCAATGCGGCGCTAGCGCAGTACACGCCGGAGAGCGCCCCGGGCCTCGGCTACGCAAAGAATCTGCCAATGGCGGATTTCTTCCTCAGCGACGCAGGCAAGGACATCAAGTCGAGCGCGCAGGCCGTAGCCAACGACCTGCTGTCCATGTACAGCGGCATGGCGGTGACGATTCCAGAGGCCGAGCGCCGCGACTTGGAGAGCATGAAGAACGGCAAGTTCTCCGCCGAAGATTTCTATCGGGCGTGGCCGAAAATCGCGGGCCGGTACAACCAAGTAGCCGGCAACATTGCAGCGGGCGCCACGCCCGAGGCGCGGTCTCGATACCTGTCGCGCCCGGGCGCAATGAACCTTGACCCGGTGCTGCCGACCCAAGGGAAAGGCAAGCCCCCCGCAAGCCCGTATTCGGAGGGTGCGACGGCGGCTCCGGCGGCAGCGCCCGCGCCTGCTGCCACGACCGATTGGCGTTCCGCCTACGGAAGCAAAGCGGCGGCGGTCGGGGACGCTCGCACGGCTATCGCGCAAGGCGCGCCGAAAGCCGAGGTTATTCGCCGGCTTGAGGCGGCAGGCATCACCGACCACGGGATCAAATGATGGGCATGTTCGATGACCTCATCGCCAAAGATAGTGCGCCCGCCGGGCCTGCCGGCGGGATGTTTTCGGACCTTGTTCCGGAGCCTGTAGAGCGATCGATGGTTGATCGCGCCGGGCGGCAAGTGGGACTGACCGTCCGCGCGGGCATTCAAAACGCGTCTGCGCTTCCAACGATGATCGCGGACATACCGGCGCGGGTGTACAACCTCGGTGCGACCGGCGTTGATGCAATGGCCGGGACGAACCTGCCGCGCGCGCCATTGTTCATCGACGCGCAAAATCGCGCCCTTGATCGCTACCTTCCAAAGCCCGGAAGCGGCGTCGAGGAGTTCGCCAACGCGGTTGCCGGGTCGATGGCCGGCGCGGGGTCAAGCGTCAAGCTCGGAGAGCTACTGGCGAAGGCTCCTAAAGAAGCGGTGTCGTACATCGGGCGCATGTTGTCGACAGGCCCCGGCTCGCAAGTTGTCTCCGCTGCAACGGGCGCGGGAGCGGGCGACATTGCACGGCAAAGCGGCGCGGGCGTCCCTGGCCAGATCCTGGCGTCCGTAATGGGCGCGGCGGCCCCCACGGCAGCGCAGGCGGCAGGGTCAGGAACGATCCGCTCGCTGATGCGCGGCGGCGAAGATGGCCGGCAAACGCTGATCCGCAACATGGACGACTTCAAAGAGTCGGGCGTGCAGCCAACCGTTGGACAAGCGACGCAACGGCGCACGCCGCAGGGGATGGAGTCGTTTGCTGCAAAGGTTCCGGGCGGCGCGGGCGTGATGGAGCGCAACGCCGAGCGGGCGACAGAGCAGGCCGCACAACGCGTTGAGCAGATTGCGGACAACCTGTCGCCAAAAGGCAATGCGACAACGGCGGGGCTGACGATTGAGCGCGGCATCAGCGGAGACAATGGGTTTGTTTCGCGCTTCAAGGGGGAGCAAAAATTCCTCTATGACAAGGTCGACAAGTACGTGCCTTCACAGTCGGCCGTTGATGTGGCTCGCACCCGTGAAGCGCTTTCCGCACTGAACTCAGACATCCCCAACGCCCCGGCGCTGTCGCAGTGGTTCAAGAACGCCAAGATCAAAGACATAGAACGGGCGCTTGTCTCGGACAGCACGCCGGAGGACTTCAATCCGATCATGCTTGGCTCGGGCGGTGGCCGTGGCGCACCACCGCCGCCGCCGACGCTGCCGTATGAGGCGCTCAAGAAGCTGCGGACGTTGATCGGGTCGGAGCTAGAGAACACCTCGCTCGTGTCCGACATTCCGCGCTCTAAGTGGAAGGCGCTTTACAAGGCGGTGTCCGAGGATCTGGGCGGTGCAGCCAAGCAAGCCGGCCCAAAAGCCGAGCAGGCGTTCAACCGCGCTAACACGTATTCGCGGGCGGGATACGATCGAATTGAATCGTTCCTTGATCGAGTCGCAGGCAAAGACAGCGCCGAGAAGATTTTCCAATCGGTCGTTAATCCGTCGGAACTTCGCGAGGGCGCGAGCACCGTCAACGCAGTGATGAAAAGCCTAGCGCCGCCGGAGCGTGATGTCGTCAAGTCGGCATTCATCCGCCGCATGGGGCAGGCAACCGCCGCCAATCAAGGCGCGGAAGGCGGGGAATTCTCGTTCAACACGTTCTTGACCAATTGGAACAAGGTGAGCCCCGAAGCCAAAAGGACGCTGTTTGCCGGGCAAGAAGGCCAACTGCGGGCCGACCTTGATTCGCTCGCCCGCGTGGCCGAGATGGTCAAGGACTCCAACAAGGTATTTGCCAACCCGTCCGGTACGGCGCGGGCTACTGCATCTGCAGGTATCGGCGGCGCGGTGGTGGGTTCCGTGATGAGCGGCTCGCCCACTCCGGTGGCAATCGCTGGCGGGACGATGGCGCTTGCAAACTTTGTTGCCCGCAAAGCAAACGACCCGCAGTTCGTCAAATGGATTGCCAAGCAAACGCAGATGAACGAGTCGGCGGTTGCGTCGCAACTCACCGCGCTGGCGCAGCAGGCAGGCCGATCACAGGAAGTAGGCCAGAGTGGCCCCAACCAGTAACAGGACAAAGACCACCGCTCCGCCCCACTTGATGATCCAGCCCCAATCCTCGGCGGCGTCAAGGTCGGTGTAATCGATGCGTTTCACATCAGCCCCCTTTTAATTCGGAGTCGCAAAGTATGGCAGTCGTAATGCCGCCCGGAAAGCAAGCCTACACCCGATCGGATGGCACGCCACTGGTCGGCGGTCGCCTGCGCACGTTTGCCGCCGGCACATCGACGCCGAAGCCGACGTACGCCGATGCGGCCGGCACGGTCGCGAACACGAATCCGCTGGTGCTCGACGCCCGAGGCGAGGCGACCATCTACTGGTCCGGCGCCTACAAGGTGCAGTTGGAGGACGCGGCCGGCGCGGTGCTCTGGACGATCGACAACTACGTGGCGACGGACGCGATCGCGACCGACTCGCGCGGAATCCTGCCTAGTGCTACGACGGTCGACATCGGCGCCCAGGTGGCGCGGACGATCGACATCACCGGCAGCGCGACTATCCAGTCGCTCGGGACGACCGCGCAGGACGGCGCCTGGCGGTTCCTGCGCTTCATCGGCTCGGCGACGCTTGTGCACAACGAGGTGTCGCTCATCCTGCCGGGCGCAGAAAACCTCGTGACCGCGCCGGGCGATACGGCCCTTGCCGTCTGCCTCGGCTCGGGGAACTGGTACGTCGTCGGCTATCAGCGGGCCTTGAATCCGAGCGCATCGACAAACCTGCTCATCAACGCAAACCCGGTCATCAATCAACGCGGCTACGTCAGCGGCACGGCGACGACTGTCGCCAATCAGTACACCCTCGACCGGTGGCGCGTGGTGGTCAGCGGGCAGTCGCTGTCGTGGTCTGACGCTGACGGCGTGCGGACCATGACGGCGCCGGCCGGCGGGGTGGAGCAGGTCATCGCAGCCGACGACATCATCGGCGCGACCGGCAAGTCCTACGCGATCTCGTGGGTCGGCACGGCCACTGCGAGCATCAACGGCACCTCGGTCATCAAAGGCCAGTCGGTGACCAGCATCGCGGGCGGCTCGACCGTCACCATCCGGTTTTCGGGCGGCACCGTGAGCCTGCCGCAGTTCGAGGTCGGTACGCTCGCCACTCCGTTTCAGAGTCGGCCCTATGGCACTGAGTTGGCGCTGTGCCAGCGGTACTACGAGGCTGCTGCGTTCTACGGGTCGAACTATGGAACGGCCGGGGCGCTTATTGATGACACGATCTACTTCCGAGTTCCAAAGCGCGCGACGCCGACTATTGCGTTCTCTAATGCCATCTACTCAAACGCGTCGGGTATTTCAGCGCCCGTGGTTGATTCTCAGAGGTATCTGATTCGGTACACGTCCACCGCCGCGGGAATGGCGACGGCAACAGCCGACTGGACTGCGAGCGCGGAGCTGTGATGGACCGCTCGGAAGAGGGGCGCGGGATGCGGTTCAGCCGCGAGGTTCGGATCGGCGAGTTGATCGGTGCGCTGATGGCCATCTCCGCAATGGCGACCGGCTACATCGAGATGCGCCTCAAGCCGATCGAGCAGCAGATCGCGGCGGTCGATCGGGCGAGGGTGGCTGACCGCGAGTCGGCGAATGAGTTCAAGCGCGAGCTGAGGGCCGATCTGCAGCGGCTCGAGTCCAAACTGGACCGGCTGATCGAGAACACCCCTCAAGTGCGGAGGACGCCATGACCGAACCCACCCCGCCCGGCGCCCGCATGCGCTGGATCTGGGCCGTGCTCGCGGCATCGACGGCGCTGCTGGTGTGGCAGTACCCGGAGCAGGCTGGCGTGCTGCTGAGCAAGCTGAACAGGATCGCGCTCGGGGCGGCGCTGGGCGTGGCCCTGGATCGGGCCGTCTTCCCGTACGCCCGGCCGAACGAGGTCGACACCGAGGACGCGTGGATGTACCGGCGGGCGGCGCTGATGATCGGCGGCATGATGGCTGCGGCGCTCGCGCTGTGACGACCGACCCTCGAGATCCGGTGCGCGATCTGCTCGCGCTGGTCGAGCGTGGCGGGTTCATCGAGGGCCGCCGGCACCCGACGCTGGCGTCGAAGGTGCGTTGGCTGCTGATCGGCTTCACCCTGGGCATCGTCTCGACGCTGTGGGCGGCCAGTGCGGCGGCTCAGGTGCCTCCGGCGGCCGAGGCGTACCGGCGCGACCTGGTGCGGGTGGCTCAGGACGTCTGGGGCATGGACGCCCCTGTGTCGCTGCTCGCCGCGCAGATCCACGCCGAGTCCGCGTGGCGGGCCGATGCGGTGTCGCCGGCCGGCGCGCAGGGGCTGACGCAGTTCATGCGCGCGACCGCGGCCGACGTCGCCCGGCGCTACGGCAGCGGCCCGGCCAATCCCTTCGACCCGAGGTGGGCCATGACCGCGCAGGCACGCTACATGCGGGAGCTGCACGGCTCGATCGCCGGGGCCGCCAACGAGTCCGAGCGGTTTGCGTTCGCGCTCGCCGGGTACAACGGTGGGATGCGCTGGGTTCAGCGCCGCCGCGCCGCCTCTGCGACGCCCGGGCGGTGCTTCAACGCCGCGTGCGACATCAATCCGGGTATCACTGCGGCCAACCAGCGCGAGAACCGCGCCTATCCGCGCCGGATCATCCTCGAGCTGCTGCCCCGATACCACGCGGCCGGCTGGGGCGGCCCGGCGCTGCACGCCCGCTACCTGGGAGGCTGACCATGTTCGCCCTCGCACGTCTGCAATGGGCCGGCATCGCGCTGGCCGTCCTCGTCGTCACGCACACCGGGGCCTACGCCGCCGGCTGGTTCCGCGGCGTTGCGTCCGAGCGCGCCGCGTGGCAGGCCGAGCGCTCGCGCATCATGGCCGAGGCCGCAGCGACCGCTGAGCGACTGCGCGGGGAGGGCAAGCGGCTGGCCGCCGAGCTGGAAGTCGCTCGCGTAAACGTACGGGTCGAATATGTCGAAAAAGTGCGCTATCTCGTACGTGTCGCTAGCCCGGAGCGCGAGTGCCTGTCGCCGGACGTGACCGCGGCGCTGAACCGGACGCCCATTCGCGAGACCGTCGAACGCCCCGGCGAGCCGCCGCGCACTGTCGACCCGCCGCCGGCCACGGGCGGCACCTCCGAGCTGGCCGCGGCCGAGTGGATTGCCGGCGCCCAGGCCGCGCACGCCGAGTGCCGCAGCCAGGTCGCCCGGCTCGTCGACTGGATCCGATCCGTGACCTCGAGGACGCCATGACCCGCATCCTGCTGCTCTGCGCGCTGCTCGCCGGCTGCGCCACCGCGACGCCTTGCGACTGCCGTATCCCCGCACCGCCGGCTGCCTTGCTCGCGGTGCCGCCGCCGCTGCCACCGGTGCCGTCGGACCTGCCGCGCCCGCGCTGACCCTGTTCCGGCAGCAGCTGCCGAACCGCGCTGCCCATTCCGGCGGCGCGTGCACGCTCTTTCGAGGCGACCCCGGCTCAGGCCGAGGGGAACCCGACCGCTTGTGAGCTGGCCCCGCCGGGGGAGACCTCGGCGGGTTTCTCGCTGTCCAATACCGCCGCGCGACATCGCAATTCGCCCGGTGTTTTCGCATCGTACCGCGCGCGATTGTATTGGACGGCTCGCGGCGTATATCGAGTCCTGGTGAGGATTGGCAGGCATTCGGCGCGAGACTGACCGAGTACCTGAATCGACCGGAGACGCCCTATCCATGCGGGCTCGGCGTCCAATATTTGACGATTGTCCAATACTCACGCCGATTTCGGCCGCTTCATGACCGGGCCGGGCACGACCGGAACCACCCGGTCACGCAGGTAGCCGCGCGTCGTCCTGCGGTCGCTGTGACCGAGTAGCGCCTGCGGGTCGATGCCCTGCGCGTCGGCGTCCGTGCCGCTCATCGCACGCAGATCGTGGATGTTTGCATCGGCCACGCGGGCGCGCTTGCAGGCCGCCTTCCAGCGCTTGTACGCCATCGCGTAAGACGGCGCGCGGAAGCCAAACAGGAACGGCGGGCGCAGCGCCAGCGGCTTGAGCGCGCGGGCCGCCGCGACCGCCTCGCGCAGTTCCTGCGTCCATGCGACCGTGACGCGCGCCCCGGTCTTCCGCTGCTCGAAGTACACCCCGTCGTCCCCGATGTCCTGCGTGCGGATCGCCAGCACGTCGCCCACGCGCTGGCCGGTGGCGTAGCACAGCGCCATGACGGCGCGCAGCAGCTGGTCGGCGTTGGCGTAGATGGCGTCGTACTCGGCCACGGTGATGCGCCTGGTGCGCGCGGCCATCTTGATGCGCTCGACGCCAGCGGCCGGGTTGACGGTAACGAGCTCGTCGTCGACCGCCTCGGCCATGATGAGCGACAGCACGGTGAGCGCACGGTTCGCGACGGCGGGCGTGTCCTGCAGCTCGCGGCGCAGATCCTTGACATCGCGCGGCGTCATCTCGTCGGGCGACAGGTGGGCGAGCATCTCGCGCAGCATGTCGGCGCACAGCTTGTACTGGCGCTGCGTCTCGGCAGCCTTCGGCTTCCCGGTGCGCTTGTCCCGCAGGATGCGCGGCAGCATGGTGTCGATCAGTGCAGGCATGCGGCCAGTCGCGCGCCCCGCGAGCCGCGCGTACTCGCGCAGCGCCTCGGGCAGCTCAGTGCCGAGCCGCGTCCACTTTCCGCGCTGGACGAGGTAGTACGCGCTGTTCCGGTGATACACGCACGGCGGCAGATGCCGGTCGTGCTTGCGTGGCCTGTTCATCGCTGTCCCTCCTCCACACTACGATAGACCCATCGCGCCGCGTGCGATACGGCACGCCTAGCGCCTCAAGCTCGCGCCGCTGCGCCGCATGCCGGCGCTTGCCGGTGAGCGTCACAAGCTCGTCAGGCGACAGGATCACGGCTTGCGCGCCTCCAACTCCGCAACCCGAGCCCGCACCTGCGCCAGCTCCGTCCGCGTCTCCCACAGCGCCGCATCCCGCGCATCCCCGGCCCCGTCGCTCGCGTCCAGTGCGCGGCGCAGAGTGTCGAGCGCAGCCCACGTCGGGCGCATCGCATGGCACTCGCCGCAACCCGGGTCGCCGCAATCCTCGTCGGCCTTGCTGCTGTACTCCCGCATGCACGCCAGCGCATCCCTCGCCGCCTGCACCAGCGTCGGCTCGGCGCTCGGCCGCGGGGCGACGTAGAGCGGCGCGACGCTCATCACAAAATCTCTGCCGCGCTTCTGCTCACGAAGGTTTTGTGCCCGCAGGTCTGCCGCAATCTTGGTCAGATTGACGTCATGCACCGCGTCATCTACGAGTGTTGCCCACGCCACGGGCTCGGCGCTCGGCTGCGCGGTGTAGTAGTGCGGGCCGTTGCACTTCCACGGGGTGACGCAGTTCGGACACATGCCATCAATCTGCTCGTCGCTCGGCAGCGGCGCCGCTGCGAGGGCGGCTTCGATGGCGCGGGCGAGCCTTGCGTACCTGTTGTCCTCGTCGCCAATCGAAAAGCCTGCGTGCCAGTCTAGGTCGCACTCGCGCACGAGGTTGAGGATTTCGTCATCGGTCAGCATCACGCGCGCCTCCGTCCGGCGCGGGCCAGGGTCACGGTTCCGTCCCCGTCCCCGTACCCGTACCCGTCCCCGTACCCGTCCCCGTACCCGTCCCCGTACCCGTACCCGTCCCCGTACCCGTACCCGTCCCCGTTCCCGTACCCGTACCCGTACCCGTCCCCGTACCCGTACCCGTACCCGTACCCGTACCCGTCCCCGTCCCCGTACCCGTACCCGTCCCCGTACCCGTCCCCGTACCCGTTCCCGTACCCGTACCCGTACCCGTACCCGTTCCCGTTCCCGTACCCGTACCCGACTGGACGCATCGTCTCAGTCATTTCAGGCCCCAATCGTCAGCCACCGGCACGCAGAAAATCTCTGCGCCTTCGGGCATATCGACATCGGCGACGGGGCGCAAATCGGCCTCGGCCGTCTCGACCATTTTTGCGAACCCGATGGACTCCCACCGGAACACATGAAGCGCGCGGCTGATGCGGATGCGCCCGTTCTCGCGCGTAACATCGCCCGCAAAAATCCAGCCGCGATCCACGACCACGACAGCGCGAGTGCCGGTCGGCGCAGGCAGTGCGGGGACGTATTCGATACCGTTGATCGTGATTTTGTTGCTCATGGAAATGCCCTCCTGGGGCTTAGTGGTAGATGTCATTTATCGTTCTTTCCTTCGATCTTGAGCGCGCGGATGGATGCCGCGCAGTACTGCGCCCACACGTTCGTCTGTGCGTCGCATTCCGCAGCACACGCCTCCCGCACCGCCCGCGCGACGGCGAGATCGCGGGCGCGGAGCTGGTCGGCGGTGTACATGTCGTGGAGCCATTCGCGTGCTGGCAGCGGCTCCGGCAGCGGAGGCAGAGTGATGCTCATCGCGCCACCTCCGTCGCACCCTCCAGCGCGTCCTCGACCAGCTCGAGCACCGCGTCCCACTCGGCGTCCGTGATCTGCTCGACCTGGTGCGCGGCGCAGTAGGCCGGGTCGGCGCGGCGCAACGCGTCTGCGACGGCGCGCAGGGCTTCTGTGGTGGTCATGCTCACCCCGCGATCCGGTGCTGCCGGATGCCAGTGATACCGGGCGGCAGGGTGGGCTGCGTGGTCTCGCCACCCAAAAACTTCGGCGCCGCACCACCGTCGACCAGCTTCGACGCCTCGACCTCGACCTTCGCGCTGTTGATGATGGTCTGCGAGACGTCGCTGATCGCCCGCGCGGTCTCGATCGTCATGGTGCCTGCCCGCAGGCCCTCGATGGTGGCGAACAGGTGCGCCCGCAGGTCGTCCACGTTGTGGCTCATGCCTTGCTCCGGTCATTCATCGCGCGGGTCAGAACGCCGCGCAGTTGCGAGATGGCCTGCAGCTCGGGCGGCAGGCGGTTGCGGTCCATCAGCTCGCGCTGCGAAATCAGCTCGAGCGCGTCGACAGTGATCAGCTCGGGGTCGGTCGTGCGCCGGCCCGTCCGGAACGTCACGACGTGCCCGGGCGGAATCGGGCCGTGCGCCTCGATCCACACGAGGCGGTGCACGAACTGCCAGTCATGCGGGGGGTATCCGGTCTCCGTGACCTTGCGCTGCAGGTAGCCGCCTGCGTTGATGCGCAGCGAGCCGACCGGCTTGTAGTTCGCCGGGCGATGACCCGGCTTGAACGCGGTTGCAGCCCCGTGGCCCGGGAGCTTTCGGCCCTTCGTCCACGGCACGTGCCCGGGCTGAAATCGTGTGCCCATGCCCTTCCGGCCATCCGTGCGCGCGCACTCGGGGCCATTCAGCCAGGCGGGATCCTTGCGCAGCCCGAGCCGCGTTGCGAGCTTGTCGACCTGGTGGCGCTGCACGCCCAGCCGCGCCGCGAGATCTGCAGTCTTCGTGGCTGGGAACGCCCGGCGAACCTCCTCGATCTCGGCGTCGGTCGGGTGCCACTTCGGGCGGTTGATGCCGCGGCCCTTTGGCATCACGCCCCCTCCATCAGCTCGTCGCGCCGCACCGCCGCCATCGCGGCCAGCTCCTCGCGGTCCTCGGCGCTCTCCACCTTCGGGATCAGCGCTCGGACGATCGCGAGGCCGTCGACGTCCGTCGCGTCGCGGATGTGCTGCTCGACGTCGGCGAACGTCGGCGCCGACGGCGGCACCTCGGTAGCATCGACCACGGCATCAGTCGCCGCGATGCGCCGGTTCAGGTCAGCAATCGCGCCCGTGGTCGGCGGCGTGATGTCGCGCGCCTCGCGCATCCGCTCGGCCTCGTCCTGGTCGTAGATCCCGACGAAGCCGAACGCCAGCCGCGCGCACTGGATCGTTGCCTTGTGGCGCAGCATCCGCCGCGGGTGCGACTGCCACGGGCCGGTGCCGCGCTTGCACTCGGCCATGTACTCACGCGTGCGGATCGGGTGGTTCCGGTCCTTGCGGTAGATCACGCACTCGATCCACTCGGGCAGGCTGCCCGTGCCGGTGGGGCCGTCGACGAACTCGAGCCCGTCGAACTGCGGATGCGTGTTGATGATGCGCGACCAGCCGTCGACACCAACGACCGGGACGATGCCGCCCTTGTCCGCGAAGGCGTGGATCTCCTTCGTGAACGGATTCAGTCCGTATTGGTCCGCCACCACAATCAGCGCGACCATCTGTTCGTTGGTCACTCCAGCGGAGCCGTCGCGCTGCCGAAACGCCGTCGATTTCAGCGTCTGGAGCATCTTGGTCGGCTCCACGTTGTAACGGCTGGCAAACTTCGACAGCAGCGACGGCGGCGCGGCCGAAGTGATGGTTGTCGGAAGGGCGCTCATCGGATCTCCTTGCGTGAACGGTTGTCGCTGGTGCGGCACAGGGGGTGGTAGAAGTAGCGGCTCGACGCGTTGTGGCTCATGCGCGCCGGGTCGTCGTACGCGCCGCAGAGCGGGCACTTTCGCCAGCCTGCATGGCCGCATTCATCGAGCGCCCGCTCTCGGGTGTGCAGCAGCTTGTGATACGCCCGGCTTGGGCAGATGACTAAGTTGCTCGGCGAGTTGTCGGTGCGGTCGCCGTTGATGTGGTGAACCTCGGCGCTAGGCGGCAGCGGCCCGCCAATTGCGCGCTCGGCAACTGCTCGATGGGCTCCTAGCTTGTCCACCCCGGCGACGATGTAACCGTGAGAATTGATCGCCCCCGTCCCGCGCTCGCGTCGCGTCGCATCGATGCTGCCGTGGCGGAGTTGCCGGCGGTAGTGCATCTCGCAGAACCCGGCCGCGCGGTGATCGCGTTTGCAGCCGGCTACTGAGCACTGAGCACGCATCCTCATTGAGGTCTCCTCAGATCGCCCATGCGGGCGGGGTAATGGGTTCGATCAGCGGGCTGTAAGCGGGCCACTGGCCGGCCTGCACGCAGCTCATGTACCGCTCGTAAGCGGCGGCCACGCGCGCGAACGCGGCGTCGATCGCGGCTTCGTCGAGCACGTAGACGCCGACGGCGTAGGGCGGATCTTTCTCGACCGCGATGAACGCGAAGAAGGGCACGGGCCCGGCGACCAGCTCGGCGCCGCAGCGGTAGTGGGCCGCCTGCGCGGCGTAGGCGTAGCGCGCGATTGCTCGAGCAAACCCGGCCGGCGACGCGTCCTCGGCGGACTTCAGGTCGACGATGCCGCCGTCGGGCCGGTAGCGGTCGATGCGGGCCTTGCACGGCGCGCCGGTCTGCGGGTCCGTCCAACGCAGCGAGACCTCGGAGAGCCCGCCGTTAAGCAGCTCGCGGGCGCCCGGGTGCGCGTGCACGCTGTCGGCCACGCGGCGCACCAGGTCGAAGTCGGCCGGGGCAAGCAGCGCCTTGCCGGCGTGCAACGCCTCAAACTTTGCCGCCGCGGCCTTGCCTGCGTTCGTGCGCCGGTCGAACTTCGGCGCCGCGACGGTCTCGGCTGCGAAGCGCACGGGCTCGAGCACCGCCAAGTGGACCGCGGTCCCGAGCTGCTGCGCCGCGGTCGCCTCGCTCGCCGCGTCGCGGCCGGCGCGGAAGTGCGCCGGGCTGCGCAGCAAGCGCTTGATGTCGGTCGAGCCCAGCGCGTCGAGCGCGTGATACTCGGCCTCGGGCATGTTGTAGCGGATGCCGGCCGCAGCGACCGGAAGCGGGGCGCTCACCGCGCCAGCTCCACGACAACCCAGAACACCAGCCCGACCGCCATCCACGCGGCGATGCCGACGAAGATCGCGTTGCGCAGCATCCGCAGCCCGTCGCCCTCGATGTCGTCGTACTGCTGGTCCTTCCAGCCTTGCGCATGCCTGGCGCTGATCCCGCGCGCCACCTGCGGGTCGACCTGCAGGCCGGTGCGGCGCACGCCCGAGAGCAGGCGGCGGTGACGCATTGCTTGGCCGTTCATGCCGCACTCCCATTCAAGCCGAGGTAAACCTCGACGGATGAGATCGGCACCGACTCCCACCCGGCCGCCTTCTCGGCCGCGAGGTACTTGCGCAGCATCGCCATGCGGCCGCGGAGGATGGCGATCTCGGTCATCTGCTCGCGGGCGTCTGCGCGCTCGGCCGCAAGATCGGCCATGAACGCTTCGTGGCGCATCTGTGCATCAGCAGCGCTGCGCATCAGAACACCCGCCCGGCGATGAGTTGGTACATGAGCACTGACGCAAGCGCCGACGCGAGGACATACGCGGCGGCTTTCACGCGTCGCTCCAACGGGACTCGGGCAGCGCATCGCACTCGATCTCGGCAGCGTCGGCCGCGAACAGCCGGTGCAGGCGGTGGCGCGCGGTCGTGCTGTAGATCGCTTCGGCGAGCGTGCGGGCCGCGTCGCCGCTGGTGTTCATCACCCACTCGACCATCTCGACCGACACGGGCGGGTTTTGCTCGCCCCGGCTCCAGTGGCCCGGCATGCAGGCCAGCAGCGGGCGAGTCTCAAGATCGGCGACGAGCGCCAGCTCTCGGTGTGCGCGCCACGCCTGCTGGCGCGCGGTGATGTCAGCGGCGCGGTCTTCCGCCGCTGCTGCTTGCTCTACTACGTGGTCCCGGAATCCCATCGTGCCCTCCGTTGCGCCAGACGCGGCGCGATGGAGAGACTATAGCAATCCGCGCAACTTGGCGCAAGCAAAATGCGCAAGTTTCGGCGCAGGCTGTCTCGCCAGCGTTGCGGCAGCGCGGACAGAGATGCCCGCTGCACATCCGGCAGGACTAAGCGAAGCTGTTGAAGCGAGGCGGCTTGCGCTCAATCGTTCGTCGACTCGGCGCGCTTTGTGATCGGCATGCGGGCTTCAACGACATCGTCCGGCACGGCGTGGCCGGTGACGAGCGGCGCCACCTGGAGGAGCTTGGAGCGTTCGTCAGGAGCCAGCGACTGATACCAGCGGGCGAACGCGATTGTCGTTTCGCTCAGGGCTATTGCAGCGTCGTCGTGGATTGCGTCCAGCCAACCGGAAGGCTTGCCGAACGCCTCCTCGATGTGCTTTGCCATCGCGTGACCGATTCCGCGCTGCGGGGTCACGCCGATCAACTGGGACACGTACGGGTCCGCCCGCCCGATGCGCTTGGCAAACGCCGACAGCCCCCCGCACTCGCGTGCGAGCTGCCGCGCGTTCTCGCGCCGGACATCGGAGACGGTAGCCACGACCAACATGTTCCGGTCCTTGCGCGGACTGCGCTATAAGCGTTCAGCCTAATAGCACTTGCGCCATATGCGCAACTGTGGCAGCATGCGAGCCATGACCCTCCGTGACTTACTCCCGCTTTTGACTGCAGCCGAAAAGCGGTCGCTCGCGACCTCGGCCGGCACGCAGTACATCTACCTCTTCCAGATGGCGGCCGGCGCTCGTCAGCCGTCGCCGAAGCTGGCCCGGCGGCTTGTGGCGGCTGACGCGCGGCTGACGTTGCCAGACCTGCGCCCGGATCTGTGGGGCGAGCAGGTCGCGGCATGAGCGAACCCCTCAAGGACATCCAGTCCAAGATCAACGGCGACACGTGGGCGCTCATCGAAGCCGAGTCGCGCGTTACCGGGCAGGAACAGGCCGAGATCATTCGCAAGGTGCTGCACGGCTGGGCCTCCCAGAAGTGGGCCCTCATCAGAGTCGCACAGCAGCTCGCCCGCGCGGCGGGGAACCCGGGGGAATGATGGGCACAGCCGAGCTATCAGAAGGCGCCTACACGGGGCCGTCCTCAGGTCTGATGAGCGACGCGCTGCTCGGCCCGCTCGGGTTCTGCGCGGGCGCGCTCAAGGTCCACGCGAGCCTGCCGCCCGGGCGAGTTGTCAGGCTGCCCGCGTCTCGTCTCGACGACGACGAGCACCAGGCCACCCCCGGCGCTGCGTCCGCGATCCGGTCGCACTACCGCATGGCCGAGATGGCGAAGTCGCTCGGGATGTCGCAGAAGCAGTTCCGACGCGCACGCGCTGCCGGGACGGTGCCGGAAGCGTTCCGCAGGCGCCAGCCGAGAAGCGACAAGGGGATTCCGCGTGCCTGAGCAGCTGGTCGCGCGCACGGTGCTCGAGCACCCGATGGCCGCGTTCTTTCGGCAGGCCAGCACGATCGCGTTCGTCGCGGCCGACCACGGCAAGCACTCCCTCTACGAGCGCCTGAAGGGCATGTTCGTGGCCCGCTTCCCCGAGGCGTTGTCCGCCGAGTACGAGTGGGCGATGCAGCGGATCGCGCGGCTGGCGGGGGTCTGAATGTCGCGCATTCGCACGATCAAGCCCGAGTTCTTTACGTCCGAGGACATTGTGTCCCTGACGCCCCTTGCACGGCTCTTCTACGTGTCGCTTTGGTGTGAAGCGGACCGCGAGGGCCGACTTGAGTGGAAGCCACGCACGCTGAAGATGCGGTACTTGCCAGGAGACGACTGTGACGTCGTATCGCTGGGCAAGGAACTGACAGACCTCGGCATGGTGGTGCTCTACGAAGTCGGCGGCAAGCAGTACGCAGAGATCGTGACGTTCAAGAAACACCAGGTCATCAACAATCGGGAGTCTCAATCGTCACTTCCGGCACGCGTGGCCCACGCGTCAGGCACGCGTGCTTCACGCGATCAAGGGGAAGGGAAGGGAAGGAAGGGAAGGGAAGGAGATAGCGCCGAGCCGCTTTGCGACCCGACGCCGGCCCCCAATGCTCCGCCCGAGGCAGACCCCCCTCCGACTCCGGTTGTGCAGATCCCGCTTGTCGACGGCACCGACTTCGACGTGACCGAAGCGCACGTTGCCGAGTGGTCGACGGCCTACCCAGCGGTCAAGGTCGTGCAGCAACTGCGCGAGATGCGGGCCTGGTGCATCGCGAATCCAACGAACCGCAAAACGCCGCGTGGCGTGCAGGCGTTTGTCGTGAAGTGGCTGTCGAAGGAGCAGAACCGGGCGCCTCGCGCCAAGACCGTGGACTCGTTGATGGCGGGGGCGGTGTGATCGGGCATCGGCAGATTGAAGCGGCTCGCGCGGCGGGCTGGAGGCCGGCTGCGGTGTTCCTTGAGATCGGGACCGCGCCGAGCGTCACGTGGCCCTGGCAGACGCCCGAGCAGCAGATTGAGCGCGACGAGCTGCCGACGGTGTGGACGCAGGGCGAGAAGCCGGAGTTGGCGGACCTGCGGTTCCTGCGTGGCCTGCGCGTGCACCTGGAGCTGCGCGAGGGCGATCCGCTGCTGTTCTGGCGGTGGTGGGAGGCGATTCACGACATCGAGCCGCGCGCCGTGTACGGCATCGACGCAACCGGGGAGGTGGTGTCATGGCAGGCGTGATCGAGCGGGACGAGATCGACTGGGCGCGCTACATGCGCGACTCCGAGCCCCAGGTGAAGGTGCGGCCTGCGTCGGCGTGGCGCGAGGCAGTCGCTGCGAGGTTCGCCCGCAAGGGCCAGCCCGATGGCGCGCTGCTGCCGTGGGCCAAGACGCACGAGATCATCGCGCTGCGCCCCGGCGAGCTGACCGTGTGGGCGGGCATCAACGGGCACGGCAAGTCGCTGCTGACCGGGCAGGTGATTCTCGGGCTGATGGCGCAGGGCCAGCGGTGCATGGTCGCCAGTTTCGAGATGAAGCCCGAGGCGACGCTCGAGCGCATGTGCCGCCAAGCGTCGCGCGGGAGCCGGCCGACGGAGCAATTCGTCGACGAGTTCCACGACTGGTCGGATGGCCGGCTGTGGCTGTACGACCAGCAGGGCACGGTCGATCCGCTGCGCCTGCTCGCAGTGCTGCGCTACTGCCACGAGCGGCTGCACATGCAGCACATCGTGGTCGATTCGTTGATGAAGTGCGTCCGCGGCGAGGACGACTACAACGGGCAGAAGAACCTCCTCGACACCCTGACGAGCATCGCGCGGGACACCGGCATGCACCTGCACCTGGTGCACCACATCCGCAAGGCCGACGACGAAAACAGCCTGCCGGGCAAGTTCGACATGAAGGGCAGCGGCTCGATCAGCGATCAGGCCGACAACGTGATGATCGTTTGGCGGAACAAGCGCAAGCAGTTCGAGATCCAGGCGGGCGGCATGGAGGACGACGAGAAGCCCGACGCCATGCTGGTCTGCGACAAGCAGCGCAACGGCGAATGGGAGGGGCGGATCGCGCTGTGGTTCGATCCCGAGTCGCAGCAGTTCCTCGGGTCCGCCCGGGCGGCTCCGCAGGGGTACGTGCGATGAGCTGCGCCACCTGCACCCACTGCGAGGCGCGCGTTCATCCGCCCGTCTACGTCGTCGTCCGCTGGTGCCGGCTGTGCGACGAGCCGGCCGTGATCCCGTGCGACGCCTACAGCCGCGAGCCGGGGAGCGACGACGCATGACCCTCTGCCCCGAGTGCCGCCGCGCCGAGGACGACCGCCTGCACGCGATCTACACCGGCCAGCTCTGCTGCTACTCCCGCGCCTTGATGGCCTCGCCGAAGCGCTTCCGCCGCGAGCAGGCCGTCGCGCTCAAGCGCTCGCTGACGCCGGAGGAGTGGCGCCAGGTCAAGGCGCGGCTCGACGTGCTGACGGACCGCGAGAAGCAGGGGGCGGCGGCGTGATCGAGTTCGTGATCCTCGGCCAACCGGCCAGCAAAGCCAACAACCGCAAAATCGTTACGATTGGCGGGCGCTTGGCGGTTATCAAGTCCGTGGCCGCGCGGAACTACGAGCGCGACGCGCTGCGCCAGATCCCGCCGGCGGCGCGCGTGCGATTGCAGGGTCCAGTCGAGGTCGCCTTGCGTATCTGGTACGCGAGCGAGCGTCCAGACCTTGACGAGTCGGTCGTGCTCGACGTGCTGCAGGATCGCTACAGCGGAAACGGCGAGGATCGTGTGCTGCTGCAGGCCGGCGTTTATCGCAACGACCGCCAAGTGCGACGAAAAACTATCTTGCACGGCATCGACCGGCACAACCCGCGCACTGAAGTCGCCGTCCGCCCGCTGAAGGCACAACAGGCCGGCCTCCTTGCCGCGCTTTTCCGGGAGCCGTGATGGACATGACCGAGCTGATCGCGTGGGCGAGGAAGGCCGCAGGATGGGCGCGGGCTCTGGCGAACGATGCGCGGCAGGACCCCGACAACAAGGCCGCGCACTCGGCCGAGATGCTGGACGCCATTGCTGACCGCCTGGAGGCTGTCATGTGGCGGGAGGCGCAGCGATGACCGCCGAGTCCATCGCCCGCCTTGCCCGCGCCATCCGAGAGCGCTGCGCGTTCCGCCCGCACGACACGCCCGACTACGCCGCGGCCGACGAGCTGCGCGCGCTCTTGGCCCGTGAGGCGGTGGCCGCGTCGCCTGCGCAGCGGGAGGAGCTGGAGCGCCTGGTGCGGCAGGGGACCGGCACGTGACCGACTGGCCCCGCATCCTCCTCGACCTGCGCCGCGCAGGGCTGACGGTCGACGAGATCGCCGCCGCCACGCACTCCTCGCGCGGCGCCGTCCACGGCTGGCTGACTCTCGGCGCCGAACCGCGCTACTCGACCGGCGTCCTCATCCTCGCGCTACACGCTCGACACGCCCCGCAGAAAGCCGGGATTCCGGCGCCGCCTTAGCGGGAGTATTGCCCCGTCTCCTCCGTGAGTGGCCTCACCACTCGCTTTGAGCCCGGCACGCCCGGGCTTTTCTTCATGGGGCGCGGCGCGATGAAAGCGAAGGGCAAGGGCGGCAAGGGCGGCGGCGGCCGGAAGTGCTGACGGCCGTCTCGGCGTTCGTCGCCGAACAAGCCATCGCTCGGGCGCAGGACAACGCCCGGCAACACGTCGAGCGACCCTCGCTCGGCCTGCCCGTCGGCGCCGCGTCCCACGAGGTCACGCGGCTCGAAGGCGAGTTCTACCACGCGGGCGCGACATGCTCCGTCGAGTGGACCGCCCCGCTGCCGGACAACGCCCGCTTCATCCGGAACGTGTTCACCGCCCCCGAGCGGCGCAACCAGGGCGACGCGACCGCGCTGATGCGCTCCATCGCAGCCCAGGCCGACGCGCTCGGCATCGCACTGGTGCTGCACCCCGAGGCGCACGACCCGCTCGACCACGGCAACGCGCTCGACCAGCGCCAGCTCGAACGCTGGTATCGCGGGCTCGGGTTCCAGACGCTCCAACGCGACCCGGTGCTGCTGCTCGTTCGCGCGCCGTTTGAGCGGATGCCGAAGTGAGCGGCAGGCCGTCCACGTTCTCGCAGGAAGTCGCGGACCTGATCTGCGAGCGCCTGGCCGACGGCGAGTCCATGCGCGCAATCTGCCGTGACGAGGCCATGCCCGCACGCAGCACGGTCGACGCTTGGATGGAGGGCAACGAAGCGTTCCGGGCCAAGTGCGCGCGCGCGCGGGAATGGCAGGCGGACGGCTGCGACGACGACATCGTGACCCTGATGGACGAGGTGCGGACGGGCCAAGTCCCGGCCGCCGAGGCCCGCGTGCTGCTCGCCGGCCTGCAGTGGCGCGCCTCCAAGCTCTCCCCGAAGCGCTACGGCGACAAGACGCTGCTCACCGGCGCGGACGGCGAGTCTGCCCCGCAGGTCGAGATCACGGTGCGGTTCGGCTGATGGGCGCCGCGATCCAGGTCGACGCGAAGTTCCCGCCCAAAGCGCGGGCGCTGTTCACGCCGTCGCGCCACAAGTTCATCCACGGCGGCCGGGGCGGCGGCAAGTCGTGGTCGGTGGCCCGCGCGCTGCTCATCAAGGCCGCGAGCCAACGTCTGCGCATCCTCTGCGGCCGAGAGGTGCAGAAGAGCATCCGCGAGTCGGTGCACCAGCTCCTGCGCGACCAGATCGAGGCGCTCAAGCTCGGCGCGTTCTACCAGGTGCTGGAGACCGAGATCCGCGGGGCGAATGGCTCGCTGTTCTCGTTCTCGGGCCTGTCCGACAAGACGGCCGAGTCGATCAAGTCCTTCGAGGGCTACGACATCGTCTGGCTCGAGGAAGCCCGCAGCGTCACGAAGCGCTCGTGGTCGATCCTCATCCCGACGATTCGCAAGGCCGGCTCGGAAATCTGGGCGACGTACAACCCGGAGCTGGAGACCGACCCGGTGCACGTCATGGCGACGAAGCAAGTGCCGCCGGACAGCATCGTCCTCGAGATGTCGTGGCGCGACAACCCGGACTTCCCGCCGGTGCTCGAGCAGGAGCGCCAGCACGCCCAGGCCACGATGAAGCCGTGGGAGTACGCGCACATCTGGGAGGGCGAGTGCCTGCCCGCGGTCGAGGGCGCGATCTACGCCGACGAGGTGGCCGACGCACGCCGCCGCGTCATCCCGATGTCCGCCGACCCGCTGCTGCGCATGCACTGCGTGTGGGACCTCGGCTGGAATGACGCGATGGCGATCGTGGTTGTGCAGCGCGCGGCCTCCGAGGTGCGCGTGCTCGACTACCTCGAGGATCAGCGCCGTACGCTCGACAGCTACGTGCGCGAGCTGGGCAAGGAGCACCCGAAGGCGCTGTGGGGGAGCGACTGGCTCCCGCACGACGGGTGGGCCACGCGCCACCAGACGGGCAAGCCCGATTCCGCCGTGCTGACCGCCATGGGCCGCCACGCCGAGCGCGTGCCGAACGCTGACGTCGAGCGCGGCATCCGGGCGGTGCGGCAACTGTTCCCGCGGCTGTGGTTCAACGCCGCGAACCCGCGCGTCGAACGGCTGCTGGAGTGCCTCAAGCGCTACCGCCGCAACGTGCCGAGCAGCACGGGCGAGCCCGGAGCGCCGCGGCATGACGAGTTCAGCCACGGCGGCGACGCGGTGCGCTACTTGGCGCTTGTCGCCGACCGGCTGACGAACGACGAGCCGGTGTCCGAGGTCGAAGAGGACGAGGACGAGTTCGCGGGGGTGTTCGTCGGATGAGCCTCGAACTCGAATCCGAGAAGCCGGCCGCCACTGCGGACGATGCAGCCATCATCGCCGAGATCAAGCGTCGGCTGTCGTGGGCGCTCTCCAACGAGAACGACAACCGCGACCAGGCAAAGCGCGACATCGCGTTCCTCAAAGGGGACCACTGGGATGCGCAGGTCAAGGCCCAGCGTGACGCCGACCGCCGCCCGTCGCTGACGATCAACAAGCTGCCGACGTTCGTGCAGCAGGTCACCAACGACCTGCGCATGAACAAGCCCGCGATCAAGGTCTCGCCGGTCGACGACGAGGCCGACGAGGAGACCGCAGAAGTCATTCAGGGCATCGTCCGGCACATCGAGTATGACTCGAACGCGGACGTCTGCTACGACACGGCAGGCACGCACGCCGCCGAGTCCGGGGTCGGCTACTGGCGGCTCATCACCGACTACGAGTCGCCCGACTCGTTCGACCAGGTCATCAAGTTCGACCGCATCCGGAACCGGTTCTCGGTCTACCTCGGCCCGCACAAGGAGGCCGACGCCTCCGACACGCCGTGGGCGCTCATCGCCGTCGAGATGACGCGCGACGACTTTCGCGCGGAGTACCCCGACGCGGACATGGCGTCGTTCGACACGGTCACCGCGCAGGGCGATCGGCAATCGGGCTGGGTCACGAACGAGTCGGTGCGCGTGGTCGAGTACTACCGCATCTCGCGCACGCCGGACAAGCTCTGCCTGCTTCCGGACGGGCGGACGGTCTACAAGTCTGAGTACAAGGCCGAGGGGGTGAAGGGCGTCAAGCCCTTGCGCGAGCGCGACACGTACCGCCAGGTCGTCGAGTGGTTCAAGGCGAGCGCCGTCGAGATCCTCGAACGCACCGAGGTTCCGTGCGAGTGGATCCCGATCT